ATTTATAACCTTGTAACTCAATTATTTCTCTAGCTTTAGGAGCTTTTAAATTTTCATACTCTAACTCTGCAACTTTATACATAAGATTATCAGCTTTTACTTTATTAGACATATTAAACATTTCTAAAGCTTGGTCATAAAAACCAGCAGAACGTAAAGCAGCAGATAGTTCCATCATGCTTTCAGGCTTGCTAGGGTCATAATTAGGAACACTGTCCATAACAGCTTGAAACTGAGCTTGCTGTGCTTGAGCTGGTGTTTGTCCACCCATAGCCTGTCCACCTTGATAACCTATTTGGCTACCTATACCAGACATGGCATTAGTAATTGCTGCCCAACCAGTTAATCCACCGGTCTGAGCCTGTTGTAGTCTTAGTGCGTTTTCATCTGTAACTGCTTGTTGAAAACTGCTTCCAAACATTCCTTGTTGTGCCATATCTTTTCCTTTTATTGATACCTTAGAGTACTTGACATTAATCTTTTAGACCAAGGTGCTCCAATTATGTCGCTTTCAGTGAAACTTCCACCATCATTTACTACAAAATCTTCATAATCATATTTTCCATATTGACGACTAGCTCCCCTATTTAAATCAGGGGGCGTTACTTTCCCATCATGATTTGACTCCACATGCTATTTTTACCGTCCTCTCCATAGCCTTGAGAATTAAACCCTGTTAAAGCACTATTAATAAAGCCAGCATTGGCTCCTGCTCTATTAGTTGCAGCACCTGACTTCATACCAGCTGACTGCCAAGCATTTTGAGCTCTTTGATTAGCAAAGTTTAAAGACTGTGCACCGTAACCAGAAGCTAAACTACCAATACCCATACCAAAGGTTGCATCTTCAGCCTGTCTACGTCTCATGTTATCTAACTGCATCTGTGATTTATTGTATGAGTCTCTACGTAGTCCAAGTCTGGTCATGTTCTGTGCTTGCATTAAACCTTGTGTTTGACCAGCACCACCAGTAGAACCTAGTCTGCCTTGTGCTAATAGCCTTGCTTCATTATCAAGAGACTGTTGCTGTAACTCAGGATTAAGCATTTGTAAGTCCATGTCATACATGTTCTGTGCATATTCCTCAGGACTATAGTTGCCAATTTGAGCTCCGGTTGCATCAGACCTAGCCATATAGCGGTCCATACGACCCTGCATATCTTCATTAAGATACTCGCCTGATTCAGTATTATAACCACCAAACATTCCTTGATAGTTTTGTGGTCTACTTTGTTCGTAAGCCCAGTCAGCATTTTGATTTGCTGATTGCTGTGCTTTTTTTGCTTGTCTATTGGCAAATATACCACCTAGTACACTTGCTCCTAATTGCATCCATGCTGACATTACTTTCTCCTATTATCCTGTTCGTTTCCACATAAAAACCGTAACTGACGGCTGTAAGTTTGTGTGTGCTGCACCGCCACCTTGAGCGTTTGTTGTTCTTGTATTGCCACCACCACTTACACTCATTGCATAAGACCCTCCAAAAGAATCTCCTCTATTAGCATAATTAAAGCTATGAGAGTGTGAAGGTATTTGTGCTAAACTTAAAGTAGTTGTTTCAGCACCGAGTTCTTCATTAACTGTATCAAAAGTTCCACTACCTGCTTTACCTACTAATACTCTTCCTGTAGCATAGGCTACCCAAGTACCAAAACCAAGCAAAGTAGCATGACTAGGATTGTTAGCGTTTACCATGTTTGTATATATAGAACCTACTGGATAAACTATATTATTTATAAAAGCTGCTGTTAGTCCAGCTACTGCGGTTGTCACGTATTGTGTTGTAGCTACTTGTGTTGTATTAACATTAGCACTTGCAGTTGTTGCAGCAAAAGCTTGTGAAGCACTTCCTGCAAGTTCTGCTTTAGAGTTAACAGCAGCTTTAACTGCAAGAAACTCGGTATTAAAATCACCACCACTGACTGTCTTGTCTGGGTCTGAATCTGCTAAAGCATCTTTACCTGACCAAGCTATCTGTAAATTATAATTACTCATCTTATTTTTCCTTGTTTTGCCCAAATAGTCATATTCTGTAATGAAGCTTTAAAGCCACTTACTGTTTGTATTACTTCTAATCTTACTACCTTAGCAGCTTTAGAAAGAGAAACTTTGTATTCGGTTGGTTGAAAAGAGGGAGCATACTTATTCCTAGCTTGAGCTGGTGTAGAGTATACTGTTGCTGCATTTGGTGTCTTAGCTTGATATAAAGAAGGAGTACCGCTTGATGAGGGGTCTAATGTAAAGTTAGCTGAACTAGCAATACTATTATAATCCCTATACCAATTTAAAGTTACGTTCATGTTTTTACCACCAGACCATATTCCTAAGAATCTTTTTAAAAACTTAGAAATTCCTGGTTGTTCAAAATCTAACCAAGTAGTTTTAAAATCTGATTGATATGTATTATCTACATCTACCCAACAAATACCACTGCCTGTTGAATCCCAAGTGTTACCTGCGTTTACACAAGTAGCTTGGTTTACATTAGCAAGTATTACTTTTTCTACATCAAAGAAACCATCATAGGTTGCTATTCTTCCTGCATAATTTGAAGCCCCTAACCCTATAAATAAATTACTGTCTGTAGATAAAAAAGACCTAGGATTCTTTTTACTATCAAAATTCCAAGTAGTTATACGAGGAGCTCCTTCAGGAGTAGAACCTTTAAAATCAAAAACATAAGTAATATTTTTATCAGGGAAAGCAATAACATAAGAACCAGTTGATAAATCATACTGAGCCTTAACTGCTGACATGTTTCCTGTAAGAATGTTTGTTCTTATTTCATCTTTAACTGCTAGACTTAAATCTGTTAAAGGCATTGTATCTTGCTGTATTGTACGACCTAATGAACGCACACCTGATGCACTTAAAAATACAATGTCATCACCAATAAGTTGTACTGAATCTCTAGCTACACAGCCAACTCCTTCAATAACTTCATCTAATGAAAACACTCCACCAGCTTGAGTTACATTAACATCCCACGGTCCTCTAAAAATAACAATGTTATTCTTACCAAAGATAACAAGCTTACCCATAAAAGAAGCCATTGCTGTTATTATATCACCTGACCATACATTTTTTAAATCTAAAGAACCAGCTGAAGAAGTATTACTTGTTGCAAATGAATGTCCAACAAGTAAGTCAGAATAATAAACAACATTTCTATTTTCACCAATGTCTGCTGCCCAGAGCCTACCAAAATCACCAAGTAAACAACTAGGTGTAAATGTAGTTACTCCATTAGGTTTTGAATACCCACTTACATCTTCTAAGTCTAACCAAGTAGTACCATTAAAGTTTACAGGTTTGTTAGCTTGTTGAGCACCATAGAAATTATTATTAAAGTTTGTAAACTGCCAATTACCATCTGATTTAGTAGTGCCACCAGAAAATGATTGAGCAGTTAACGTGTAAGGAGTAGTTGCTGTATTCATCTTATAGATGTTAGCCCCAGCTCCAGCAAATATAGTTTTAGCACCAGTAGCAGATTGATACTCACCTAATGATTTAACAATTAAAGTATTGCTAGTAGCACTGCTAGACACAAGATTAGTAATCTGTTGTATGCCTTGTCTAGTAGTAAGTCTACCTTTCTCATCTAACATAATATTGTTAGCTGTAGTTAAATATTGCGGTGGTAAACTTGCAGCAGACGACTGCCTGTTTAATCCATAGATACCTATAGAGTCTAGTACAAGTGGCTGTAGAGGCTTAGCTGCCATACCAAACTACCTCACTTGAATGTCTACCTACGTCTTGTTGAATAGCATCTGATAATGCTTGTTGATATTGAAATTGTGCCATGTCTGATAGAGAACCTCCGTCCTCTCCTCTCTCTGCTATAGCTCTCGCCCATACCCCCATTATAACAGGAAACTCTGGACATGTCAAGGCTGTTGTAGCATTTGTTAAATTATCTTGTGGGTCTACCATATAGAAATCAACTTTATAAACTTGGTTTGGAGTAGGATATATTTCTGCTTGTAGTATTCCGTTAGTAACAGAATTAATAGAATAGTAACTAGGAGGACCTGCTGTGTTTCCATCTGGATAATTAGTTGACCTAATCCAAGCATCAGGAACTGATTGTAACATGTTTCCTTGACCTTGAGCCTGTACTGAAATCATTCTACTGCGTTGAGTTGAGCCAGCTAAAGCATAACTCTTTGTATTAGCTACAGTATTTACTGTTATTAAAGTTCTTAATGATGTCCAATCCCAAGCATCTTCTACTTCTCTTTTAATCTCATTAACAAAATCACCAATCATTACTTGGTAATCTGATGGTCCTGAAGCATCTATTAATTCTCCTGACCAATCACTGGCAATTGAATCTTCTCTTAGTCTGCGTAGAACTGAATTTATTATTTGTCTGTATGTCATATTTATCCTTTAGCTAATTGTGCTCCGAAGTAAAACTCTATAATAATTGTAGTCCATCTGAATACTTCATCCAGCTTTAACATGCCTTCTACAGTTATGTATTCTATTTTATCTGGTGTTAATTCTAAACCAAATAAACTAAACCCTTCTATTACTGTTGGTATTACAGTAGGTATGTTTAAAAATACTGGAGCTGCTTGAGTAAAAACAATAATGCCTAGTAGCACAAATATAATTACTCTTCTGTTAAGAGCTGCCCAAGGTGACTCATTGCGTGCTTCTTTCCTAGCTGAATCTATTTGACCGGCTTTAGCATTTAATGCTTCTAGCTGTAGTTTCTGTAAGTCTGTAGCTGCCTTTGACTTTATAGCTACTAGCTTCATTACAAAACCAATAAGTATAGGAGCTATGTTTGTTATTAATCCTATCATGATAAACTCAACAGAAGTAAGTAGTGTTCCATTGGTGCTAAATTTATTATAAATCCTATCACATTAACCTCATTGCTTCAATAATACCAATATTAGTAAT